GCAGGACGGAGAGTTTTGGAACTTCTTTGATGAGGTCGGTTCGCTACCACAGGAAAGGCAAGAGACGCTGCTTGCAGACATGCAGGCATACCGCAACGAGTGTCCTAATGAAGAATTGGACTTGCTCGATGCGATGGTATGGGGCATCCCCATCGTCAATGACATGAACTGCTTTTGGTTCGAGTTCAACCCCGAAGACGATGGACTGCCCGACGAATATGGAAGGACAGACAATGACGGATGGTCAAGCAGTATATTCGCTTCTGCCATCCTCTTCTCTGAGAATGACGGTGTAGGAGAGCAACTGCTTGACTGCATCAACAATGAGGTAAATTCGGGCATTATGATGTCCGGCTGGAATATTCACCAATGGCTTTCACCGACTATGAAGAAAGCGGACATCGATGAGTTTATGAGGTGCAAGGACATCTTGAAGCCTTTCGGTGAGTGGCTGTCAGTATTCTATCGTGAAGCCAGTAAATTTGATTTGTATGGGAAATCTGAGCAATGTTCTGAATGATAAGTTGGAGGCAACGGATGCCTTGCTCTTCTATAAGAGTACCCTCACAGACAAGGGGACGTATGTGGAGCACAGACGTATCAGAAAAGGAGCGATGGGGGCAGGGCAACCCCTCGATGTCAGTGTGATAGCAAACCTGCTGAAGACGGTCGATAAATATGCCCATGAGAGTTCAACGATGGTGTCGCTTCACGGAGAGATACCCGAAAACCTGCTGTATGCCAGTACGAGTATCGACTCCTACAAACTGGTATGGTACAGGAAGCCGGAGAGACGTATGCTCTACTTCGTGGATAGCCTCGGAATACCGAATGGCGAAGTGATAGTGCCTGGCCTTGTCTATATGACGGACGGGAGGTCGCTGCACATGTACGCTTTCAAGGGAGCGAAGCCGAAGAAGTTGTTGTATAGGGCACCGTTCTTCAATACGAGTGACAGCGTTTGCCTCGGCAACGGAAAGATGGCTAAGCCGAAGGATCAGACGTATCGGAACTGGATGAACTACTGGGAGGAAATGTTTTGGAAGACGGAGTTCTCGCACTTGATGGGCAGCAACCCTGTGAAAGGCAACCTCTCAATCATAATGAAGGACTGCATAGAGCATCACAAGCCTTTTCCTTTGGCCTCACTGGTGCGCACGAAGACTAACCTCCAATCACTCTACAAACGATGAAGAATTACAGACATTACGTGCATAACTATATGCTTGATCCGATGCACCCTCTGACGGTTGCATTGATAGGAGCAGGAGGCACAGGCTCGCAGGTGCTTACCTCGCTCGGAAGAATGAACTATGCCCTGCAGGAGTTGGGACACCCAGGAATGCAGGTGACGGTGTATGATGCGGATATAGTGACACCAGCGAATTGTGGTCGCCAGTTGTTTGCTCCACAGGAGATAGGCAGAAACAAGGCAGAGGTGCTGGTAACGAAGTTGAACATGTTCTTTGGCACGACATGGGAGAGTGTTCCCGAAATGTATGCTGAAGGTTCGCCCAAGGCGAATATCGTTATCTCATGCGTCGATACGGTCGCTTCAAGAATGACTATCAAGAAGAACCTCGACTCGGATGCGAACTATATATCGAGAGGAGATACGACGCATTGCTATTACTGGCTTGACTTCGGCAACACGCAGAACACGGGACAGGTGATACTCGGAACGATAGAGAAAGCTAAGCAGCCGAAGGGAAAAAGGACGGTGACAGAAGCGTTGAAGTGTGTGACGGACTATTTCGACCTCACACAGGTAAACGAGAAGGATGGCGGTCCAAGTTGCTCACTTGCTGAAGCGTTGAGTAAGCAGGACTTGTTCATCAACTCCACACTCGCACAGGTTGGGATGGCGCTCATGTGGAAGATGTTCACGAAGGGAGTGCTGGAAACGCAAGGTGCCTTTTTGAATCTCGAAACGATGAAGTTGAACCCAATAAGAGTAGAGAAGGTAGAAGCAAATGTTAAATAAATCTTAAATCCAGCGATTTTTGGTGGAAAAGTGCGTTTATTTCAAGCATTTTTTGTACCTTTGCATAACAAAACAATAAAAAAGATGAAAGTTTATACGAGTTATTTCGGAAATCTCAATAAGTTGGGCAAGGCTGGTATTGTTCCTATCAGTATTGCCCGCTATTCTCCGAGGTGGTATAACGGGCCTCGATACATAGAGGTTTCGCCTACGAGTTACATGCTCAGTAGTGCGTGCAGCCACGAGGAATACCTTCAGAAGTACAACGAGATTATGAGCAGACTCAACCCCGTCAAGGTGCTTGAGGATGTGAAGAAGATAAGTGGAGGACGTGACGTTGCCCTCTGCTGCTACGAGAAGCCTGGTGACTTCTGCCATCGGCACCTCCTTGCAGAATGGTTGACAAAGAACGGCTATGAGGTCAAGGAATGGGAGCCGGAAGAGAAGAAGGAACAGACACAGCAGTTGTCGCTCTTTGATTAGCTTGGTAGTTCATACGAGATAAATTGAATTGATTAAAAACTAAGGTTATTGATTAGCCTGCCGTCTGCGAAGATACGCAGGTTTTCGCCTCCATAACTCAGTTGGGAGAGCAGCTGACTTTTGATCAGCGGGTCGTGGGTTCGAGCCCTACTGGTGGCACAGGTTAGAGACTTGATAGGGGCTGAGGCGCAAGCCGAGGTGAGTAAAAGGAAGTCAGATATTAATGCTGACAATCATGCAGGTTCGAGTCCTGCTCAGGTCGAAGACTTAGCAGTTAACTCAGTTGGTAGAGTGCCCGACGGTTAATCGGGAAGTCAAGGGTTCGAGTCCCTTACTGCGTTTCTATATCGCGGAATGGAGCAGATGGCAGCTCGGTTGGCTCATAACCAACAGGTCGCAGGTTCGAGTCCTGCTTCCGCAACTCAGCAAGAATTTTCAGTATGAAAGTAGCAGTTATCGGAACAGGAAACGTAGGTGTCGCAATAGCGGCAGACCTATCCATCCAAGGGCATGAGGTGTCCTTGGTGAAATCATCACAGAAGAAGTCAGAGTCATACGAGCGGTTGCTGAATAACCGCAATCATGTCTGGCTGAAGGAGAACGGAAAGTACACGGACACTCAGATAGCAGTTGTGACTAAAGACCTCAGCGTAATCAAAGACGCGGAGGTTGTTTTTGTTACCATTCAGAGTACCTACCATGAGGAGTTATATCAGAGCATCTGCCAGTATTTGAACAGCGAGCAGGTGCTTGTCTGTATCTGTAGTTATATGTCGTCGTTCTACCTTTCCCAATACTGCGAGTCGCTGCCTATGATAGCAGAGACCACAGGTCCGTATCTCGAAGGTCGTATAGAACTGGAGGATATTCCCAATGAGGTAGTGTTCAGAGTCGGTTGCAGGCTAACCAACAGCCCCCTGTCGGTTTTCCATGAGAACCGCAAGGAAGAGTGCATGAAGAAATTGAAGTCGTTGCACAAGTGTTTCAATGCCAGTTGCTCTGTCATAGAGTCAGCCTTGCTCAATCCGAACATGGTGCTTCATACGGTCGGTGCCATCATGAGCATCCCACGCATAGAGTTCAGCGATGGCAACTTCTGCATGTATCGTGAAGCCTATACGAAGAAGAACAAGGCGACGCTGAATATCATGCTGGAACTGGATAAAGAGAAGAAATCCGTTCTGACGGCACTCCACGCACGGCCAATCGACATCATGGAAGCCGGTGGTTTCCTCAAAGGATGGGAAAGTTTCTTCGAGTATTCGGAGTCAGAGGACAGAGCCATCAGCCCTACGTCTGTCCGTTCGAGATACATCACGGAAGATGTGTCACAGGGGTTGGTTCTGCTGGAGAGCATAGCAGAAAGGATTGGAGTGTTCTGCCCCATCACTACTGCCTTGATAGACATTGCAAGTGCTGCCCTCGGAGAAAACCTACGCTATAGTGGCCGGACTATTCAGAGGCTTGCAGCCACGAGATTTATTGACCATCTGACAGAGAGTAATGGATAAGTTGAATGACATAAAGACCCGTACCTTCGGCATCGAGATAGAAATGTGCAACCTCGACAGGCAAAAGGTTTCTCTGCCCGAAGGTTTCTCCTGGAGCAAGGAAGAGGAGATCGTGAACACGGACGGGTCATGCAACAAGCGGTTTGGTGGAGAGGTGAATACCCCTCCACTCCATCTTTGTAGCATGAAGGACTTGCACAATCTGAAAGCGACCTACGACTCCATGAGAGAGGCAGGAGGTGTGATAAAATGGACTACTTACACGCACGTCCACATCTATGCCGGAGATTTATCTGTCGAGCAGATAAAGAAAGTGTGGCTGTTCTTCTACATCTGCTATCCGTGGTGGAAGAGATACACGAAACTCTCTGACTGGGATGAGAAAGTGTTCAACTGCCAGCCGTTGCCTACAGAGAAATACTACAACGGACTGCTGGAGGCACAGACATACGAAGATGTAAACAAGTTGTTTACGAACCAGTCGAAGAAAGGCTTCATCCGACATGCCTGCAATATCTCTGCGTTCTTTAAGACGAAGACGATAGAGTTCAGAACCTATCACGGCACGAATGACTTCTACCAAGCCATGAACTGCGTCTATTCGACGTACCGAATGTTCTACTATGCCGTAAACCATGAGTTGGAGGACTTCTACTCCATATCCTCATACGAAAAATTCTGTGGCACCATCGGCCTCAAATGGGACACACCGCAAGAATTAGTGCCACTCCTATACCAAGGCAACCCATATAGTGCCATAGAGACGTTCCAAACGAAGTCGCTGCCGTACAACTCCAAACAGGCATCGGCATTGTGGGAGGCTGTCAAGAAGAACGACCATAAGGAACTTTGCATCGTGAACGGGTTCATGTATTATTATGAGTTGTTCTTCATGGATAAGTTGAAGGTGAGCATCTTTGCGCAAGACCCGTACTGCCACCTGTTGTACATGCTGGCCAACGGAAAGATTATGCTGAAGTACAAGGAAAAGTTGTCATGGCTGGAGGACTACAATGCAGACACCCCATCACGGCAACTGGCATTGGCCCTGTATGCTGAGAAGTTGCAGAAATTCTCCATGAGCGAGTCTTCGAGGAATGATGCCATCATCGAGTCGGTGAAGATGAGAGCCAAGGAGTCGATAGAGAAGACGGAGAAGGGCTGCGAGAGACTGATGAGGCTGCTTACCACCTGCGAGTATCAAGTGGGGACGTTGCAAGATGCCATAGCCAAGAAGAGCGTGATATTCTTCAACTACGGAAAGGACAAGACACAGAAGCGCACGTTCAAGTTGATTGCCGAGAACTCTGATTTGGAAATGGAGTTTGACGTGAAGCGCAACGACTACTACGAGGTGATCGAGACGCTGCCGAAAGAGACATACTTCTACTATATCAGCAACAGCCCGTATCTGCGGAACATGCACAAACTGACAATGTGGAACTCTTCGAGCGGAGAGCGTTGGTCAGCCGGCCGCTTCCTGTACTGCAACAAGCCAAGTGCCAACAATCAAGTCAGCACTTCCTATAAGTCGAGCCATGTGGAGGTCAACGAAATTGTTCCGCCCGATGATTTGGTTATCGACAACCCCAATGACTTGAAGATAGCGAGAGTCAGTTCATCCTACCTTCATGCCCTGCAGAAGAAGTACATCAAGAAAGTGGACCAGGTGAGCATGTGTACCTATGCCTTTGCCGTGATGTACGGAAAGTACACGCTCGGAGGTTTCGGCTTCACCCTCCCCCAGCACAAGGGCTATGACCTGTTCCAGTTGACGGACTTTTGCACGAACAACAATATCCCACGACTGGCGAAGATGATACTGCTGTGTATTCAGACAGCCGGAGTCCAGATTGAGTTGAGCCGCAGGATGCACAAATTGTGTGAGAAGGTCATTTCCTGCGCCTACACGCACAAGCCCGTGAGTATGAAGTACAGGGGTGTCTATCAGAAGGTGAAGGAGCATTGCACAAACTCCTATCTCGCATACGAAGGAGAACTCGGCAAGTACAAGACGAACAAGGAAGTAATAGAGAAATATCAAAAAATGCTGAAGAATGGAAATTGAAGATAGATGGAAGTATGATAAGGTTGACATCAATCTTATCGACGAGGCAGAAATGAATGCCAACGAAATGAGTGGCGAGGATTTTGCCACGCTGGTAGAGAACATAGGCAAGTCTGGACTCAGCAGCGTGCCTTGCTGCTACAAGAAGGACAACGGACGCTATGTGATGATTAGCGGACACCACCGCCTACGTGCCTGCAAGAAGAACCACTTCAAGAAACTGGGTATTCTTTGGTGCCATGAGAGCGAGTTGAGCAACGATGAGATTATCGCCATCCAACTCTCGCATAACTCGTTGCACGGAGAGGATAACCAAAGCATCTTAAAGAAGTTGTTCGAGCAGATAAAGAGCATTGACTACAAGAAGTTTGCCCACATCAACATCGATGAGGTGGCACCGATCAGCACGGACGGCATCAGCATCTTCGCTCTGAAGGAGAACTTCGTGTTTACGATTATCCTCTACCCGAACTCGTTTGAGAACTTGGATGAGTTGTATGGAGATATTCGTGAACAGGCAAGGAAGAGTGATTCGCTCATTCTTGCAAGCCAAGAAGAGAACGAAATGCTGCTGCTGAAACTACAGCAGGAGATAGGCAACCAGTTCAACATCAAGTCGCCGAGCATCACGTTTGCCAAGCTGCTACAGTTGGCAAGGGAGAGACTTGACGAAATCAAGGAGGACAAGTAATGGTTTGGTCAATAGTCAGCAAGAAGGAAATGGAGGGTTACAAGATACCCCCTGTGTTCCAGTATTATCGTGAGGTCATAGGCAAGGAGAACATCGGACTCGCTGTTGTCGATGAGGACGACCCCCTTGTTTTTGTGCATGAGGATGATGTGGTACTCTTGAGAACGGCAAGCAAGCAACTCATAGACACCATAGAGAAGAAGGGTGTATGCAGCACGGCAGAAGCCTACTCTGTCTATCTGCAGGCGCAGGACAAGAAGGAACTTGGAAGATATATGTTCGAGAATGGCATACAGGTTCCGAAGCAGTATTTCCTGGAGCAGGTAGAGGACGAGGAAACCTACTTCGTCAAGCCTCGCTATGGCAGCGAGAGTTTCGGCATCACTCCACAATGTATCTGTGAGAGCAGGAAAGAGGTGCTGGAGCAATGTGAAAGGATAGAGAAGGAACTCGGACAGGAGGCTATCATTGAAGAGTACATCGATGGAGTTGACTGCACTACGGCTTGCTATTACGACCCTATGAGAAATACCGTGATTGCCCATGCTATCATGGTGGAATGTGAAGAGAGGGGTGGAATACAGACCCACAAGGGAAAGTTCGACTATAATGAGTATTGTTCCGCATTGAAGGGAGAGGCTGGAGAGAAAGCCTGTGCTGTCAGCAAGAGCGTGTTCAACGCACTCGGAATAAGACACCATGCGAGGATTGACTACCGACTGGCAAGGGACGGTCAGTTGTACATGATTGACGTGAACCTGCTGCCCGGCCTCGGACCATCGGCTCACTTTTCAAAGTGTCTGCTGTTGACGGAGAATATTTCGTATGCGGACACCATCAAGGCAATTTTGAAATCAGCAAGGAGATAGTTATGGCCAAGAACATTTCAATAGAAGATATTCTGAAGATGTACGACAAGAAGGGTTGCAATATCACGGCAACCTGCTCTGCGCTCGGCATATCCCGAAAGACCTTCTACGAATGGAAAGCGAAGAAGAAGAAACTCGCAGAAGGGCTGGAGGAGATTGACGAGTCCATCCTTGACTGGGCAGAAAGTAAGTTGAAGGAGCATATCAACAACGATGATCTGCAGGCTTTGATTTTCTTCCTGCGCACCAAGGGAAAGAAGAGAGGATATGTCGAAAAGACAGAGACCGATGTCAATATCAATGCCTTTGAGAAACTGATGCAAGACACAGAGGACGAAGACGACTAATGGAAAATGACAAGTGGCAGAAGAAAATGCGAGCGTGGCGGAAGGACTGGTGTCTCTTTGCGAAGCAGGTCCTACATGCTCGGCTTGACGATGAACAGAAGGCTATCCTGCGTGCTGTTCAGAATGACCGTATGATAGCCGTTGCTTCGGGTACCGCCCGAGGCAAGGATTATATCGCTGCTGTCGCTTGCCTGTGCTTCATGTACCTCACTCCACGATGGAAGGACGGAAAGTTGGTGAAGAACACAAAGGTCGCCATGACAGCGCCTACGGACAGACAGGTGGGAAATATCATGGTGCCGGAGGTGAGACGCTTGTTCAAGTCCGCAGGAGTACTCCCAGGCCGTTTGGTGTCGCATGACATCAGAACAAGTTATGAGGAATGGTTCTTGACTGGCTTCAAGTCGAGTGCCGACAATACGGAGGCATGGTCGGGTTTCCATGCTGTCAATACGATGTTTGTGGTCACGGAGGCTTCGGGTATCTCGGAAACGATTTACAATGCCATTGAGGGTAACTTGCAGGGAAACTCAAGATTGCTTATTGTGTTCAATCCGAATATCACTACTGGCTATGCTGCAAAGGCCATGAAGTCGTCTCGTTTCACGAAGTTCCGACTGAACAGCCTCCATGCGGAGAATGTGGTCAAGAAGGCGAATGTGATACCAGGCCAAGTTGACTATGAGTGGGTGAAGGATAAGGTCGAGACGTGGTGCATCCCCATCAGAAAGCAAGATGTCAATGAGGGTGAGGGTGACTTCGAGTGGGAAGGACACTGGTACCGTCCGAATGACCTCTTTCGTGTCAAGGTGCTTGGAATGTTCCCGAAGGTTGCTGAGGATGTGCTGATACCTTACGAATGGGTGGAATTGGCCAATGAACGATGGAAGGAACTGCAGGAGGAAGGATTTAAGCCGAAGAAGAAATGCCGCCTCGGTGTCGATGTGGCAGGAATGGGACGAGACTCGTCTGTGCTGGCACCACGATACGGGAACTACCTCGGAGAGTTTGAGGTGCATAACTCGGCAGGTGTGGCCGACCACATGCACGTTGCAGGAATGACCACCACCTATCTCAATCAGAAAGGAGTGAAAGCCTTTGTCGATACCATCGGAGAGGGTGCTGGAGTCTATTCGCGACTGAAGGAGTTGGGATATGAGCAAGCCTATTCCTGCAAGTTCAGCGAAAGCGCATCAGACCTCCACGATGTCACGGAGGTTTACACGTTTGCGAATATGCGTGCCTACCTGTATTGGGCATTGAGGGACTGGCTCAACCCTAAGAACGGCTTCGATGCAGCCGTGCCGCCCAATGACTTCTTCATGCAGGAGTGTACGGAGGTACATTGGAAGTTCCAAAGCAGCGGATCGATTATCATGGAGAGCAAGGAAGACATCAAGAAGAGGCTCGGAAGGTCGCCGGACTACCTCGATGCGGTTGTCAACACCTTCTATCCGAATGACTATATTGTTGTGCAGGACAAGGAGATTTTCAAAGATTTCCTCTGATTTTTGCCATAGATTGGAAAAATTGTTGTACCTTTGCAACGTTTCTTATATAATGAAGCTGCTTTCATGCAGTTTTCATTGCTCTTGCCAGTCCAAGTCGTGAGACTACGGGCTGGTTTTTTTGTTCCGTGTGAGCAAAAGTTAAATCTTTGTTTTTCAGCGAATTATGCTGAAAATTTAGGGAAAATTATTTGGTCAATTGCAAAAAAATGACTACCTTTACACTATAAATAAGAAACATAGTTATTCATCTAAAAAGACAAGAGCAATGAAAGAAAGTAAGAAATTTTTGGTCTATTACAACGAGGCCCAGGAGTTAATCGGTATGAGGGAGCACCACTTCGATTGGGAAGAGGGTGATGTAATCACGACCGACGGTGTAAGAACGGTGATATTCGGTATCTTCGAGGGAACGAAGAAGAACATGGGTCTGATAAAGAGCATGTTCAACCACCTGCGCAGACACCTCCCGAAGAAGAAGCAGGTGCTTGTCCTCGATGAGGGATATGAGTACACGGGTGACTGGTTCGAGGATATGATGCTTCAGATTGAGCACAGCCACGTCGAACTGGTGGACGTGAACAGGAGAGTTTGGAAGTCCTTTGATGCACAGCTGGACTTCGTAGATGCAGTATTCGCACAGATGGAAGACTAAGAAAGGAGGCCCGATATGAAGCAAGTTATCATCGACATCATCAAGGAAGGCTGGAAGAAGAACCTGCCAGTCAGTGAGGTTATCAGCAATATCGTCTCGGCAACGGGATTGTATCAGCAATATGCCCAGGAGCAGTTTTGCAAGTTAGTGTTCACCTGTAAGCCGAAGGAGTCATGAAACTGATAGGAACGTACAAGATACCCGAATACGCTGTCTGTGCCATCGAATACGGTGACTTCACAGGCATCAGCGACGAGGACGAAAGAGAGATAAGGGATTTCCTGTCAGAGGAGTTTCCGAACGGATTTGTGGTTGACTGGCACGGCAACGAGCCGGAGGGTGAGCCTTATTTCTCGCCCTGCCCAGCCTTCGGACTGGCGACCAATGTGATTGACGCAGATTTTTACGAACCCTAAAAGATAAGAGCAATGAAAACGAAGATCGAGTGGAATGGCAAGACCATCCAAGTAAGCAGCCGACATATCGGCATCGACACCCCCAGTTGGGGCGGTGGATATAAGAAACACCACTTCAAGATTACGGTAGAGTGCGGTGGACGCAAGTTCACGGGGGACTACTGGCAACCCGAAAGCAAGATGAAGGTGAGCGACCTCAGACAGGTTCTTGAAACCATGTTCATGGATGCCACCTACGGAGATATGAGTATCGACGACTTCAACAGCGAACTTTGCTACGAGAAGGTGTCGGAGTGTATCAAAGCCTACAATGGATGTGTAAGGCAGTTGAACGAGTTCAAGGACATGTTCATCGACCCTTACGAGTTGGGCGACTGGCTGAGAGAGAAATATGACCTATAATCGCGATTAGAGCAATTTGATTGCTCTTCAATAGATGAAGACCCCTATGCTGGTCTGTGAAGATAGGCATAGGTTTTTCAGAAACCCCAAAAGCAAGAAAGATATGAGACTACAGGTAGAAATTCACATCATGGCAGAGCAGGAAGCTCTTGCGAACCACCACCTCAACTGGGATGCAGTCATACGAGAGGAATTTGACTACCAAGGTGGCGGTGTTTGGTACTCAGCCGGACGATATGAGGTCGGCTATGACGATGAAGCTGCCAAGGCTCTACAGAAGTTCGCTGATGAGCGTCTGAAGGAGTACGGCATTACGGAGTTCTATACGGAGATTAACGAGATAGAGGATTGAGTTATGGGAAAGGTTTTCGAGAACACCAGCAAGAAGGTGTGCATCTACAGCGACAACGGATCGTTCAGAATGATTGCCACCCGAAGGGCAATCACGGAGGATTGGAACGGCATCACCCATTACTATGGCTCGAAGTGGTTCATTGAGACAGCCAAGCGAGAAGGGGATGGTTTCGTGCCGTACAAGTTCAGCGGACTGCCATACGTTGTGAGGAAGAAGAAGGAGTTGTTAGACTTGCTCAGTAAGTCGGTTCAGTTTACACAGGCATACGCAGAATTGAAGGCAAAATAACGCTGATTTAGCAAAAAAGTGCAAAAAGTGCTTGAGTTCACGCAGATTTTTCAAGAAAATGTGCGTGAATTTCAAGCATTTTATTTATCTTTGCAGCGTTATAACATTTTTTGCGCATGCCATCGATAAAAGAAATCTTTAGTGCCGGTAGTACTGGCACCATCATCACGGAGTTGAAAAAGAAGTCCGTGGAGGTTCCCGATTGGAAGGACCTCTTGTTGGACTACGAGCCGACAAAGCACAAGATTTGCCATGATATGATTGGCCGTAAGGACAGACAGCGTTCTGACGGAGTGCTGGAGAAAGCAGCCCGTATCTATGTAGGTATGGAGAAGTTGCTATCGCACAGATACAATGAATACACCTTCTCGCTGCCTGTCAAGAGAGCCTATTCCAATATCGAGGACAATCAGATGAGACAGGACATCGCCAATGCCATCGAGGCTATCTACAAGCACGCTCGCATTGATGCCGTGAACCTCAAGCGAGGACTGGCATACTATGCCGCCTGTGAGATATTCACGATATGGTACACGGTGGAGAGAGAGAACACGCTTTATGGTTTCCCATCAAAGTACAAGCTGAAGTGCAAGACTTACTCTCCGATGGATGGTGTTAGGTTATACCCTCTCATTGACGAGAAGGACGATATGCTGGCCATGTCTTTTGAATACGAGAAGAAGGACGGAGAGCGTACCATAACGTATTTCGAGACCTATACAGAGGACAGACATTACCTGTGGAAGCGAGATAGCGGCAGTCCCGATGGATGGTCGGAAGTTCTGATGGAAGAGTCAGAGGATGGTGAGACGCAGAGTGGAGAGTCCATCAATATCTTGAAGATACCTGGTGCCTATCTGTGGCGACCCGTTCCAGTCTATCACGGCTTGACGCTCATTCGTGAGGAGATAGAATACACCCTCTCTCGCAATAGCGATGTGATTGCCTACAATTCGGCTCCTGTGCTGAAGATTTCGGGCAAGGTCATTGGCGAGGAAGACAAGGGTGAGTCGAGACGTGCTTGGAGGATGGAGAACGGAGGTGATGTAGCCTACGTCTCTTGGAACCAGTCCGTCGAGGCACTGAAGTATCAGATAGACATGCTTGTCAAGCTGTTCTTCATGCAGGCACAGATGCCGGACGTTTCCTTCGACAACTTGAAGGGTTTGGGCAGTATCGGCTACGATGCAAGGCAGACCCTCTTCACCGATGCCCATTTGAAGATTGGTGATGAGGCTGGTCCTTGGATTGAGTTCCTGGAGCGTGAGTGCAACGTAATCAAGGCTTTCTTGAAGAAGATGAACGTGAAGTGGGAGAAGGAGATCGACAACGTAGATGTCGAGCACATCATCACTCCATTCGTTCAGAACGATGAGAAGTACGAGATCGAGAAATGGATGAAGGCCAATGGTGACAAGCCGCTGGTCGGTCACTTGGAGTCTATTCGCAAGGCAGGTGTCTCTGAGGACCCAGATGCCGCCTTTGCAGAATACGAGCAGGAGCAGAACGCAAGCCTCGAAAGCCGTGTGCAGGACATCTTTGGAGGTTCATCGGCAGAGTAATTATAAATCCCTATACAATCATGAAGAAGAGATTAGCCCAATGGTTTCTGCTGGTCGCAAAGAGGCTTGACCCCGAAACCCACATCGAGAATGCTCAGGTAGTCGAGGACTACGAAGCGCAGAAGGTCGGTTTGACCTATGTTATCACGAAGAAGGACATCAAGGACTTCCGCTATAAGGATGGTGCGAGAATGTCCCTGCGTGAGGGCAAGCGTGGTATCATCAATGAAGTGCGGAAGAATATCCGCAAGCACATCATCGGAGGCATCGATGCCAACCGCCTCATTGAATATCAAGTCAAGGAGGAGAACGGAGGCTTCAGAGTGTCCGGAGAACTGCGTGTATATGTTCCCAAGCCAAAGGAATCGGAATGAGGAAGAAGCAACAGCCGCAGGAAGTTCACTTCTGTCGTGAATGTGCCCATTGCACGGAGGTATGGGAACCACACAACCTCCTGTCGATTGAGGGTAAGCCGACACTCGGACGATGCCCGAACTGGACGGAATCGAAATGCGTGTTGTTGAGTCAGAGAGCGTGTCAGCATTTCAAGAAGAGGATATGATGGAAGCACCAGTCATTTCGTTTGAGAAGTTTGAATTTGAGGAAAGTCGCTATCACAGGGGTAAGAAATACTGGATGGCGACTACCTTGTTGAAAGCGGTTAAGGACCAGGAGTTGGAACCCTTTGACTACCCTGTTGCAGCATACGACATGAGCAACAGGTATTTCTCGTTGGAGAACATGGATGATTTCTGCTGGCAGGTGCGTAGGACGCTTGCAGCAGACTATGAGAGCAACCCGATTATCCTTGACGATATGGGGCAGGTGGCCGACGGCAACCATCGCCTGTGTCATGCCATCATAGACGGTGTGGCGACCGTCAAGGCTTATCGTCTGCTGAGTATGCCGGAACCCGATTTCACAGAAGAGTAGAATGGCAAAGCCAAGAGGTATCAATCAGAAGGCTCGCTGGAGAGCACACTCCATCCGTCTTGCAGGGTATGCAGAACGGGTGCAGTCAGTCTATGATACCTTGAACAAGGAGATTGCCAGTTCAGTCATAAGAGCCGGCTATGACGGAAGTGTGCCTTTCCGCTTTGCCGACTACCCACTTACCAAGAAGAAGATTGATGAGGTGCAGGCCGCTTTCGTGCGTGACCTGCGCTCTGTCATTTATAGTGGCACGTCTGAGGAATGGAAGCAGAGCAACCTCGTGCAGGATTTGCTTGCCGACAATGTGCTGAAGTTCTACGGAGTCAAGCGCAACAGCAAGAGGGCGCGTGTCTATTATCAGACCAACAGCGATGCGCTGAAAGCCTTTCAGAGACGAAAGGACGATGGCCTCGGATTGTCGGAGAGGCTGTGGAACCAGTCGAAGGGCTATAAGGAGGAAATGGAGTTTGCCATTTCTTCTGCCATCGAGAAGGGCACGTCTGCCGTTAAGTTGTCGAAGCGGTTGAGTAAGTACCTGCAGGACTTTCCATCACTCAAGCACGACTATAAGGAGAAGTTCGGAAAGGCTGTCACCTGTCAAGACTGCGAATACAGGTCTATCCGTCTTGCGCGGTCGGAGATAAACATGGCCTACCGCACGGCTGAACAGGAACGTTGGAAGCAGTTCGACTTCGTGCTCGGATATGAGGTCAAACTGACTCAGAACGGCCACCACGTTCCCGACATCTGCGATGATCTTGCAGGAAAGTACCCGAAGGACTTCATCTTCATGGGCTGGCACCCGAACTGCATGTGCTACGTTATCCCCATCCTAAAGACCGAGGAGCAGTTTTGGAATGACGAGGACGTGTCTGAGATTGTCGAGCCTCCGAAGAACTTCACGGACTGGCTGGAGAACAACGCAGAACGTATCGATAAGGCTGCTGAGAATGACACCCTTCCGTACTGGTATGAGCAGAACGCTCAGTATGTGAATACGACCAGGTGGGAGAACTGGAGAAGGCTTCTTGCATATGATGAAGATAGTCGTGAGGATTGGTTGCGAGTGTTGAAATGGAAAGATGGACTTGGCATTGACACAAGTCGGTTTGAGACCCTGTTACGCACAAAAGGAGTAAGAGACACCCAGCTTTGGGGAGAACTTGGCAGACTAACAGGCAATATCGAATACGAGAAAGATAGGTTCAGTGAAGAATGGGATAGGATTTTCGATGTTGTAAGGAGCGATGAGATAGAAGAAAAATATGGCAGAAGATTTGCAGATAAACTGTCGGCAAAACTCCATGCTATTCCGCATATGCTTCAGTATAACGTACAGGCATCGTGGCAGAGACTACGAGGCATCGAGGAAATGATAACCGAATATGAAGCATACCTGTCGGGCGACCTCGTTGATGTAGTTGTCCCATCCTTCAGATTGAAGTCGGCTGGCTTCGGAACGATTACTAAAGATGTAGGCAGGGTTCGCGACCAGTTGAATGCGTTTATTGGAACGGCTCGACAGGACAGATATGGTTTCTTGGATTTCCGTGACCATTTCGACCACATGGCGACAACAGGAAAGATGAATGATACCATTCGTAAGCAGTTTGTCGAAATGCTTGATCGAGACGAGGGTGCTGTATGGAAATGTATCGACCACCTCAATGAAATGGCAAATGCCGCTGATTTGAGAAAGATACCGAAACGATGGTATCGGGCTTTCAATAAGTACATGGAGGATATTCGTGCTTGGAACATCGAGACGAATGGTTATGCTGGAGTCTATACTCAGATAGAGGGAGCCTATAACATCTATAAGTTATCCACCCACCCAGCCGCCATCAAGTATGGCTTGCTTAGGTTGAACGTCAATGTGCCATGGAATCTGTTTGATGCCTTTGTGGAGAAAGGTATTGACTTGAAATACATTCCCAATCCACTCCTGTTCAGAGACGAGAAGGTTTTTGTGCCTTGGTATGATGGCATCAGACAGAACAAGGAAGGAAACTTCAGTATTTATAGCAGCGGACATTGCGCAAACAGGTTTGGCCATGTGTCTATCAATCGAGCCTACCTTGATCAGACGAGAGGACGTGCTGCTGGTAATATGTATGAGGTACAGGAGATATTCTACCATGAATACGGTCATGCCCTCGACCATCAGAAGGACTGGAGTGTGGCAAAAAGAATCACCACTTTGTTTGATAAGTATGCTGCAAAATACGATGCCATTGACAAAACGAAACTGGAGGAAAGGTTTTGGGAAGCATGGTCGAAGGCTGTCACAAAGGCAAATCCAGGAGCAGACGTGGCACAGGAAACAGCAGCGATTATCGAACAGAGCAGTTCGTTGTCTGATGTTATCCAAGCCTTGCGCAGAGACCATATCAAGATTAGGGGTGGTCATGCGGACAATTACTATTACATGACCGATGCGGACGATAAGTTGATTATCGGTTCAAACGGACTACCAACCCAAAACAGGTTTAGCCAAATGACGGAGTTTATTGCACACATGAACGAGGTGTACTGGCTCGGTAATGACGTATGGAGATACTTCGATGAAGAACTCTATGAGGAAGTAAGGACGCTCATGCGAATTGCCTATCGAGGTAGTAAGGATGCGCTAAATAAAGTGAAATAGTTTGGTAAGTCGGAAGAATTAAGTAACTTTGCACCATGACCAAGGAAGAGTACATAAAGAAATGCGGAGGGCGCACCTCGAAGGATTTGTCGGCAAACCAAATCCTTTCCTACTTCATTGAAGGTAATGGAGGTGTAGAGAATAGGGCATCGGCATCACTCATCAAGCGAGGCAGATGTTTTGGTGTGGATATTGACCGTGCCAAAGGAATTGCAATGCTCAGACAGGCTTTTGACCTCGACAAGATTTTGGAGGTACATTTCATCGAGGGAGAAGGTGTCATTCAAGACGAGGAAAGCATCCCTGCCCCTCATTTTTTGATGAAGTTTCGCAAAAGTTAAACATTCTGAAATACAGGTTGTTAGCCCGAAAATAGGTGGGTAAAAATTTGGTCATTTGCAAAAAAATGACTACCTTTACACTATAAATAAGAAACATAGTTATTCACCTATTAAAGTTTAAGAGCAATGAAAAAAGAAGATTTGAAAGCAGCCATCAAGGCTAACTTTGAGAACAACGAGTTTGCAACCGCAATGGAACTGAACAAGGAGCTGTTCCAGGAGTATGAGAACGTAGCAGGCAAGCGCAGCCTTACCTCACTGGTCGGACACTACCGCAAGAAGGCAGGTGCAACAGAGACCATCGAGGAAGAGAGTAACCTTGCTCCTGTTGAGGAAACCATCACCTCCGAAGAGGTCGGCAGTGTTGAGGATGTACTCGGAATTACCGCCACCGAAGAGAAGAAGGAAGAGAAGGTCGAGGAGCCGGAGTATCAGTTCGACTGCAACGAGGAACTGGATGCCATCATCGACACAGAGGAAATCAAGGAGTTGCTGGAGAAGGGCAACAAGGCTCTGAACCGCTACTGCATCGTCAAGGAGTTCTTCGCACAGGTCAGCGACACAGAACAGAAGATCAGCACAACGATGTTCGTCAAGCCGGACGGCCTCGGCTGGAAGTCTTTCACGGAAGTCTGTCAGAGACTCGGAGGAAAGAAGGGAACGACCGAGCGCAAGGCAGGAAGTTTTTGGAAGTCCAAGTGCGGACTCCCTGTCGGTGAGGAAATCACGAAGAAGACCATTTGGAAGGTCGGTGACGCACTCCGTGAGTTCGCCTTTCGTCAGAACGCTTCCGCTATCACGAATGTCAGTTGTTTAGTATAAGAAAGGAGGCTGATATGTACGGACTGACAGCAATGGTAAGCAAGTCGCTTCAAGTGACGGAGAACGAAGCCGACGCCATCATCAATGAGCAGGCAAGCATCGGACAGGATATGATTAACAATGAAGGATGCAATATCGAGGACATCGAGGAACTGATGTACGATATGGGAGTAGAGCCGGACTACTTGGATGAGTTCCTTCTGAGAATGATATAATACACCTATATATATGTATGAGGGGTTTAAGCGAGTTCTTAGACCCCTCATTTTGTTTCTAAGCCCATCAAAGTTTCCTGTAACCTTATTATACCACCCTGCACGTTTTCGTAGTTTACAGCGGTGTTTGGATAGGTATTATCGGAAACGGAAAATTTGGTAGAGAAGGACTCCAGTATTGCCTTGTGTCTTGTTCCGTAGGTATGCGATGGTGAAGCGGTGGTGGCCAGTTCGTCCATTTCCCTTGCCAAGTCATAAAGTTTCTGCAGGTCGGGCTTCCCATTCGGCATGTGTCGCGCGGCTTCTGCCTTGTAGTTCTGAATGACATCGATAGACTTCATCTGCTTGTACTGGTTGCGGATGATAGTCACCACATCTTCTACGCTCTCGCAGTATTCGCCATGTGAGTACGTCAGGTAGCCGTTGTCCGTATCGAAATAGTGAAGACCTTTCTCATACTGCTCGATGTTGTCTGCTATGAAGGATGCCATAGACTGTGCGGAATACATATAGCCATAGACAGCCTCCTTGAAATCGAGTATCTGTTTTGTATCGTCTTTCTTTCCACACCCCACCATCAAGACAGACAGGATGAGAATTGATATGAGTTTCATTGCTTTCATGGTGCAAAGTTACGCAAAAGTTCCCGAAAGCGAGAAAGGTAGATATAAAAACAGAAAAGTTGGTTGAAAATATGCGTCTGTTTCAAGCACTTTCTCGAAGAGAATTTGTACTTTTGTACCAAGAAAGCGTATGTAGATGCGCTGGAGAACCTTCTCTATGTTGGTAATCTGCAATGCGTATTGACTGCGCAGAAGTAGTAACCATCAAATTTTTAAGTTCACATGAACAAGAGACAGAGAAGGGTTTTTACCCTATTGAGAACGAAGACTAAGGCAATCGGTCTCAATCGTAAGGAGTTAGAGGGTCTTGCACTGAAGATTGACAAGAACCTGCAACTCGAAGAAGATGCCTCGGACGAGGAGGTGGATGCGGCTATCGAAGAAGCCATTGATGCAGCACTCCCGTTCTTA